TTTTGGCTATCAGGACTTCCCATTGAAGTACCATAAATTCCTGCCAAATACTCCATATCGGTTTTGCCTTGCTGAACAATATTATAAAATGCAGATGACAACTGAGCAGGCATCACTTCTTTTGGACTTTCAAATCCTTGATTCACAGGTAACAATGCGCCAGGGGCGGTTGCGAATTTCTCCCAATAAGCAGTATCAATAGATCCCTCTTGGTACATCCAACGAAGGGAACTGCCCAATGAGGCGTTGTGTATCATAAGCTGATGGGCTTTGTTGATTTCTTGCTGTTTACCAACCAAAGGTGCAACTGCGCTCATGGCAAAAGGAGTTCCTGTCCATTTATACATAAAGGGTACTAAGGGGTAATGCTCTGTAGGAAGAATATCCTCTGATAGAGTTACGTCCCCTGCGACTTTTAATAATTTAATTTCTGTTTTGTAAAAGAATACATGATCTACAATCATTTGAGAAAATTCTTCATCTTTTTTGAGTGCATTGTATTCTTCTGCAGTAATGATCTTGTTTTCAATAACGGACATTTCTTTTTGAGCCTCAGCCATCATTTGCTGACTAAGAAGAGCAAGTTGCGCCTCATTTTCTTTTACTGCTTTTTGTATTTCTAAATCCATACGTTCAGGAAGGATTTCTCCACTTTGAACGCCTTGTTGTAATTTTTGTTGAAGTTCCTGTAACTGAACTTGCATTTCTGCACTGGCTTCTGCTATTTGAGTATCTACTTGTTTTTTAACCTGTTCTACCTGTTCAGGACTTGGAATCTTTTGATAAAATACATTGCACCATTTTCTTTTTTCTCTTTCGTATACTTCAAAGTATTCTACCATAGGACTAGTTTTTCCATCTTCATCGTATCCTTCGGTAATCTCTTTGTATTGAAAATCAGAAGAGAATTCTGGTTTATCTGTATAATTATACTCTGTGGCTTCTGTGGAAGAGGATTTTACAATTTTTGCTTTGTATTCAGGATACAATTTGATTAATTGTGCTTTTGGTAATACTTTACGAATTATAATATGCGATGCATCTCGAAATAAGGGATCTCTTGATTTTGGATCGATATACACATCAAAAGGATCTGGTTGCTGTATTACTACTTCTCCCATACCGTTATCCATATTTGGATCAACACATACTTGAAGGAATCCAAGCGATTTGGTTATGGCATCGTTAATAACATTGGAATACAAGGTTTGACATTCTGATTGATTCCAAATATAGTCAGCAACATCAGAAAATACTGCGGCTACATCGCTATCGGATGCTTCGGTTCCTACTGCCTGCCATCGAGGAGTATTAGACGTAGCATAATAATTAAGCATTTCCACAACAGGAATAATTCTATTGACGGTAAAGGTAGGCATCCCCTGTTCACGAAGAGCTTCTACATCTTTTTCTGAAATTTGATTGTCCAGATAGAAATCATGACCTTCTTGGTTGATTACTTCCCAATCTTGTCTACGAGAATCATTGATAGCATTAAAGAGCTTTCGTACTCTATTTGCTCGTTTGTCCTCTTTTTTAGCCATTAAGCCAATACCCAATTTTTGGGACGGGATCTGGAATTTTTACGGTAAATACCGTTTTCTTTGACGAGACTACGAGGAGGAGTTGCGTATTTGCACGCATAGGCAAGGGCATCTATTGTATCATCATGCGCCATGCGATTGCCAAATGTAACTATTTCGTGATGTAAATCGTAATGGTTTTTTTTCATAAATATTTGACCAATAGCAAAACGCTGTTGAAGTACTTCTTGAATTCGATCTCGTTTGCTCATTCTAGTACCAGGTTTTTCTTCTTTCCATTTCACGGTAAAATCATTTCTTCTCATAGATTCACTGCGTAATGCTTGAAAAATAGGTCGAGACATTGTGGTATCTTCTACTACTTGAAGTAAAGGATGATACTTATGGGCATAATCAAACATATAATCAACAATACCAGCTTTATCCTCTCCTACAATAGACATAACCGTTAAATCTCTTTGACGGATATAGTCGAGTACATAGATTGAATTATTCATATCTACTGCTACTACCATTAGGACACTATAATCCGAACCTCTTCTATTGACATCCGTAGCAGGATCTACTCCTACAAAGGTTTGTACAGGTTTTAATTGGTCATCGTGCCATACATATCCCATTTGATGATCTTCTTTCCATTCATAATGACCTTCCCAATATTTGATATGTCGTGAATTAAAAATAGAATCTTCTTCACTTTGGACTTGCATCATGTATTCTTGATAGAATTTGTGAGGCATTCCACTATCACGATAGAATTTCTTTTTTTCTTCTAATTTTTCTTTAGGGAACCAACTATGCCATAAAGAATTTCCTTTATCATCAATTGCTTTGTATAGTTTTACATCCCAAGCAAAGTCTTTTTTGCCTTCTTTTTTGGCTTGTTCGCTATTCGTTATAAGGTTATTGATAAAAGAATCATAGTGAACAGGAGTACCGTTAATACGAAGCCTGCCAGTATGAGGCTCCAAAGCAGGATAAACAACCGCAGTGATAAGGTTTCCGTTTTTAGCTCGAGCTTCTGGAGTAAGTGTATTATTCTCATCTTCAAAATCATCCAATATAATTAAATCGTATCGTTTATGCAGTTTGGCTCCTCCACGAATACCCGATACGTTTGATTTCGAGAGCAGTTTACATCCATTGGCAAGTTCAATATCTTCTTCTGTCCATTTTCGCCCCTTTTGATTGCCAAAGTAGTACTTAATCTTATCATTAAACTCCAAATGGGTCTTTACATAGTCCATATTTCCACTTGCAAGCTTTTGTGTAGCAGATACCCAACCATAAAATAACGGATCGTCTTTTTTTGCAAAACAGAAGGACCACAACAAATCGCATTTGGTTAATACGGTTTTTCCGTGTCCTCTAGGCATAATAATGGCTAACTGCTTTTTATTATGGTTCATAATATCGTCTGCAATCTCGTAATGAAACCACGGAGTCTCCGAACGCATAAAATCATCAGCAAGAAACAGTTTACCAAAGGAAAGCATGTCTTCTTTGGCAAGCATATACGCTTCTTCAGCTTTCGATACGTTTTGTTTGTTTATATTAGCCATTTCGTAAGCATTGTAAGAATCGTTTAACTATTCGCTGAATAATTTTAGCTTTTCCTTGATTTCTATATATCATAAGCATAGCTTGACTACGAATAACAGATTCTTGTGCTTCGCTCATTTTTTCTTTTTCACTTTAACAGATTCTTTTTTTAATTCCAAAAGACTAACCTTTTTTTCGCCTAAAATGGTTGTAATTACAAGATCTATTGCTTTTTCAAAATTATTCATTGATTTTCCTTATTTACAGTATTTACAAGTTTTTCTTGGCAATCCGTATGTCGGCAAATGACGATAAAACAGATAACTTCTCCCCCAAGTTTTTTCCCATACTTGTTTACAAGATTCGCAATAGGAAAGTTGTTTTTCTTCCGAAATTTTATAACTTGCTGTTGCTTTTTTACGAGCAAGCTTATTGGACATTGCTTTGATTACCCATTCCATTATTTTTTCTTTCTTTTCCAACTTAAAGGGTTGATATTGAATTCTTTTTCATAAAATTTTACTTTCTCTGCCAACTCTTGTCTCTCAATCCGTTCCTCCACGATATGCTTATCAAGTAAGCTCCCAATTTGTTCAGTTTGAGTAAGAACGCTATTTTCAAGTCGTCTAATCCTTGCTTCAATCTGCCAATAACCATAGACCAGCATTCCAATGAGAATAAAAATTTGCCCCAACCATTTCAGATTTATTGATATAATTGCGTTATCATCAAGAATAGCAGTGCGATAACTTCTGGCGGTATTTGGTTTCCCATTAGTGTTTTCCATTAACTCTACTTAGAGATCCTTTGATTTCAGATAATTGATTATCCATATCGTTAATTTCCTTTGTAATTCCATCAAATTTTCGATCCAACTTATCATCCGACTGATTCCATCTATTAATCAGCTTAATTACCATACCTTCCATGTTTTCAAGAGTTTCACTTTGACCCTTGTTTTCAATTTTTAGACTTTCTAATGTTTCTTGTTGTTGTGCAGATTTATTGGATAAAGAAACAACAAGGTAGACAAACATTGCTCCCACAACGCCTATCATGCCAGCCTCGCCATAAATAGCTAAAAAGTCCATAATCCCCTCGGATGTCGCTCTGCGACAAATTTTTTTTTACAACGACCTAGTCGTCAATTGATTTTAATTCTGGTCTTTTAGCGGATTCTAATTGTTCGGTGTCAAAACCTTGAAATACTGCACCTGTTAGCTGAGTTACCTTGTTTTTCGGCACGACTTCAGCTGCATCCCACAACATTTGAAACGCTTTTAAGCGATCCACTGTGCGATCTGCTCCATCGGCTTCCGCCTTAACACCTTCTATTAGGTATTTAAGGTCAATGCCAATTTCTTTGAGTACACCATCGAGTTCTTCTTTGACTGCAGACACGATTCTCTCCTGTTTAATTAAAATACCACTCTTTACCTTTGCGTATTTCCGATTGGACGAGTTAAACGACTTTAAATACGCTTCTTGAGGAGATAACCCATTGGCTAAGTATTTTGCAAACAAAGCTTCCTGGGCGGTGAGGTTCTTACGTTCCTTCACCGAATCGAGATGATTGCGACTTCCACCAAACGAATAAATGTTTTTTCTTCGATCGGTATCCATCTTTGTATTAGCAGAACAAATAAATGTTCCTGTACAAGTGCCTACATAACGGACTTTTCTCTTACGATGCAACATTTCGCCTGCACGCAAGATTTGTATGACACATCCATCGTCAGCAGTTACCCATTCTCCGATTCCTGAACTTCGCCAGTCAGAGCTAATAGGTAATCCTACTGGTATTTCGTCTACATACTCGTAAACGTAATTCTTTTGCTTCTTAACAACGTATTCACGCATCTCCCATCAAACCACCAGACATATCTGCAGCATTGAACAACACATTGATGACTTCTTGCTCTAATCGAGGAAGATTCTCAGCAAATTGAGTGTTCATAGATACGGACATTTCTTTCTTGGCGGTTTTGGGATCTAAGTCTACAATTTTCTGTTTTACCGAGGAGATTTCCTCTTTGTCTTCATCGTAGACTATAGTTAAGGAGTATTTTTTCATAACCAAACTTATAAAAGAAAAACTATAAAGTGTTGGAAAAAAAATAAAACTTGACTTTCAGGTGTTTAAGCCTTAGCTTGAGCGCGTCCTTGAGCGCAAATCTAGCGTCCTTTTCGCATAGATTTTGCGAGTTTCTCAAGGTTTTTTTTACAAAAAAATAAGCAACAGGAAAAGAACTTGGACACTTCTACCCACTTATATAGCACTACCCGTGTATCTAAATCAACCCAACTTTCAAAAATTGTAGCATTTTGATATGGGGCTAAGAATTGAAATGTACCCCTTCTGATTTGGAAACGAGTTTCCGAATTGAGTTAATTATGAATTAGACATAAAAAGGAGAAAAATATGTCAAACAAGAAAGATACAGTGAAAGTAGTAAACCTTAAGATGTGGAAAGATGGTAACTGGGGGTATACACTACCTACAAAGAATGTGATCACTACTGAAAAAGAATGTAAGAGTGGTGTAAGAATGGCTACCGTATCACCTCGCTATCAGACAGATGAGAATGGTCAAGTCGTGATGAATGCTGAAGTAATGAAAGAGCAATCATCATACAACTTTCACTACATTGCATTGGATGATTACTATAATGCTTCAGAGAAATCAGAACTGATTGAAGATGGTTGGACTAACAAAGCATATCTTGATGTGATGACTGGAGAGTATGAACTCATCCAAGAGTAATCAACACAAGTGTAAGTCGATGCACTATAAATACAAAGCGTTCCAGAGTTAATAGGTTCACTTGTCCACGCAAACTGGCAGAAAACCTAAAGAAGTGGGGAGTCATCCCCCTTCAGAACATTCGGACAATAGTGCGCTATTATAGCCACACATTGGTTAAACAGTCACCTTCTAGGCTTCACCGCATCGAAGCTTGGGAGGTGGCACAATCTTAGGAATTTATGATACAACCTAAACACAAAAATTATTTTACCGTAGCAATGAATTTTGCAATAATGAAATTAACAAACACATCATTTAAAGATTATAATAATCTATCAATAAAAGAAATTGTATCACTTTCAAAAAACCTTTCGGAAGAAATATTAATAAGACAAAAAGGTGTAGGAAGAACATCTATTCAAAAATTAAATGTATTAAGGAGTTACAAATGACAAACAATTATGGAAATCTTATCGTGGATGTGTTCTACTACCTAGCAAAGACTATGTACTTCGGAACACTCATAATACTAACCAATATACTTCTCGGTGCTATACGCATTGTGAAAAAGGTGGCGAAATGAAAACAACAACAGATATGATTTATACCTGTAAATACTTATGTAAACACACCGCAATTGCATTATGTTGTATTTGGATTGCATACCAATTAATACTTCATGCATAATACTAAAAAAGAACACAGTGGTGCATTCATACGAAAAATCGGTGGTTGGGGCAAATACTATGAATATCTCAAGTCGCAAAAGACAATACAAAGAACTGCTCCGAAAATAGGTCGCAATAGCCTTGTCACTATAAAGAAAGGTGATGCAGTAAATGTGCTAAAGTATAAGAAAGCACAAAAATATTTGAATCAAGGTTGGACACTTGATAAGTAAGACTTTGAAACACAGTCTATAAACAGTGATGTATACTAAATATTTAATATGCAGAGGGAGCTGGGTAAACCAGAGTAGTGGATAATTATTATATAGCTAAGAAGATTGTAGTGGTAAAACTAAACAATGCACTTTGAATTATAATAATTAGGTTGTGGTGGATTAGGCTAAAAAGCACTAATCGTGTACGCATATTAAAATATAATACAAAAGCAACAGATCATAAAAACAAACCAAAGGAGTTACAATGGAACATCAAGCCCTTGCATCAATGACCATTTATATGGCACTTGGTGTAATGACTGCAATGGTCGTAATGCCAATCTATATTGACATATCAGATCATTTCAGACACAAAAGAACAATCAACAAGTTACAAACCGAACTAGCAACCAAGATAAAATGCAACGGTTGTAGTAACTACATACCACAGAAAGAAATGTTTGACCTTACGTCCTGCATTGATTGTTTTGAATTGCACTACTTTGCCCAACATACGGAGGAACCTTACAATGGCTAAATCATACTATTTATTAAAAACTGTCTTTGAAAACCAAAAAGTATATAAGACTAAGCGTGTCGGTAAACGATATGTTCACTTCACTCTTCCCAATGGTATGCCTCTCAAAATTAATCATACCACTTATAAACATTGGAACGGAGGTGTATTATGAGTTCATACATTGTTTGTTGGGTATCGGAAGGATTCATAAACAATGAAACATCCGATCATTTTACAGTATTTGCAGATAAAAAAAATAATTACAAAAAAGCAAAACATTTTTACAATTCACTCAAAGATTGCGAAAATGTTTATTCTATCAATCTTACTGCAATAGTTAAATCAACTAAATGGTATCCCACTGTTAAACAAAAGGAATTGTCATGAAAAAAACCACCTATGTAAACATTGAACTCAAATATTCTTACGATGAAGATGGACATCGTGTGTTTCAAGTGCCTGAAGCTGGTCAAATCAAAGAACAATTATGCGAAGGTTGGGATGTAGATGTCGATGAAAATGGTCCTTTCAAAGTTGCTTGTGAATGTAAGCAATGCAAACAAATCAACAGACAAGAAGCCTGGGAATACGATCACGGTATCTATGTAAGGGAAGATTTACGATGAATATTGCAAGTACAAGGTCTATTTCACAGTACGCAGATGATTTAAGACAAAGATTATTAGATCCTGATGATAAAATGGCAATCTTTGAGTTAGCACAAGCTTTAATCGCTATCAATGTTGACTATAACATCAAAATGAGAAGTGTGTAATGAGTAAATGTATATCAGAATATATAGATGACTGGTGTCAAAGCACTTTTGGTCATACCAATTGGGAATTCTATAATGTTGATAATATAGATAACTACATTGAAATATTTGAAGATTACAATATAGCAGTATTTATACTTAATAAAGATGAATATGAAGAAGAAAAGTATATGAGTTATACTAGTCAATTTGAACAAATATAAAAGGAATGCCTAATGAATAGATCAGAGTGTTGTGGAGCAAAAGTGTATGATGACACGGATATTTGCTCCGAATGTTTAGAACATTGCGATGTTTGGGAGGATAAAGAACAATGAAAAGCATTGAAGATCACTTAATAGAACAACTTGTAGACTTAGAATATGGTGTACTTGATGCCTTAAAAGGAATTAATTACATAACAGAAGAGTTAAAAAAACTCAAAAAAAAAAGGGGAAAAAATGAGAAAAATGCAAAGTAAAAGTGGTAAAACCACTGTAAAAGTAACTAAACACATCATTTTACAAAATTATTGGGAATATTATGTCGTAGATGATGATGAAATGCAATTTGAAAAGAATAGTGACATCCAATTTGCTTATGCAATAGGAATTGCTAAAGAATTTGGCACTATTTCAATGTCAGAAATGAAACCATACATTGTTTCAGAAACAACAGACTTAGATGATGTTGCACCTGCACCAGATTGGAGGTGGATTGATGAGTAAAACAGATACAGGAATTACGGTAACAGAAGAAATGACATTACCTAAAAAATTCAAAGAAAATTGGATAAATGCACTTACAAGTGGAGAATATCAGCAAATTCAAAATAGTTTGTGTGATGAATTTGGATTTTGCGCAATTGGAGTTGCTTGTAATGTTGCAGGTATTCCTGAAGAAACATTAATGAATACAGAAAATGTTAATAATGATTGGATTATTGAATACAATCTTCCTTTTATTTTAAACAAGAAGAATGATTTGCTTGATATAATAATTGATTTAAACGACAGTGAATATCTCGATTTTAATCAAATAGCCAGTTTTATTGACAAAAATGTGGAGGCAATATGATTAGCACACCTAGAATGATATGTTATGAGAGATTTATGCGACAAGCTGAATTTTCTCAGTTGAGTTTTATCCCAAAAGCATTGGATATGCTTTATTCTAACTATGATTGGAATTTACATAAAACTCAAGGAAGAGAAATGATGATTCGATTAACAAATATAAGAGAACATCTCAAATCAAATAAAATAGGTTATATTGGTGAAAAATCAGCATATGGAATGAATGATTATGAATTTAACCTTAATACAAATCATCTTCCTGTTGCGTTTGTTGTAAATAAAACAATGCATAATGCTATGACTCTTTTAGCAGAATTATTTGCTGTTAATCGACTTCAATCTTATTTCAATGAATGGTCTAATTCTAAAAAAAGTAATAATGGATACATATTAGAAAAAGAAGTATATGAAGGGATTTTAAAGAATACTTTTAATGATACAGACAATTTTCTAAATAAATGGATAAGAATATTATATGCTTTTCATATGTTTAGACAAGAGATGAACAATATAGTATTAATTGAAAGAAATCTCTTAATAGCATTAGGTCAAACTGAATTCCCAACATCAACAGAATATTTAAAATCACCATTTAGATCATTCTATTTAATGTTTGAACCAGGAAGTATCTATACACCAGTTGAATTAATAAGTGGATCTTCAAATTTTGAAAAATCTTTAGTTGATTATGAAGGTGCATTTATCAATATAGAAAATGATGTTGAAAAAAGTGGATATACAGCGATTCGAATTGATTTACATGTCAGAATCACAAAAAAGAATGCACATCTATTTAGTTCTTTGGATCCTGTTACTACTTATTGGGAATTGCTTATTCCAAAAGGAAAAGACATGACAGAAGGCATAAATGAGTCTATTGAAAATATACGTCAAAATTATTCTACAGATACTTCTACTATATCATGGAAAAAAAACGAAGATCAAATAAGACACTTTACAAATACAGTTATTCAAGTTCTTTTGTATATGACATCAATTAACAGAGAATCTGTATTAATAGAAAGAGAATCAAAGCCAATTGATAAAAACAGAGTAAAGAAATACATCGAAAGAGAAGAAACTCAGATGAATTATAATGTACTTGGAAGTTCAAGAACCAATTACATCAATGGCGGCACTTATTACTCCAAAAAAGATGGTACAAAAAGAACAGGCAAAAAATTAGGTCATAAAACCATTGTTCGTGGTCATTGGCACTCATTTTGGTACAAAAATGAAGCAAAAATCTCTGAAATCCCTACATTTATGCATCGAGAAGAAAAATACGATGATATGGGCAAAAAAATGATCAGATGTATCAAATGGGTTGCACCTTATTCCAAAGGTCAAGGAGAAGAAATAGTTAAAGAATATAAACTGACCTCAGGAGGTCGAAAACTAAAGGAAACTGCCTAATGTTCATAATAAGCATATCTGAATTAGCAATAAACGTAATTGCTTGGCTACTTTGTGCAAATCTAGCCATTTACACATTTGATAAAATAAAAGAGAGGTATAAAAATGGGTTGGGAAGTAATAAACGATAAAGAAAGTAATACAATAGGGTTTTTTTGTAATACAGCAGATGTATGCTTTGGACCAATAATCTACAATGAAGATAAACAGCTAGAAAAACAAGAAATATATAATCACTTTATAGATAATGATCCGAGACTGCTAACAGAAAACGAAATAATAAATGAAATATATGATTTAATGGAAAGGAAAGAAAAATGACAACTGAAAATGATATAATTTTTGATAATATATATGAAGAGGTCTCTCCTCTTCTAGATCATGCAATTGATGATGCAGTTGAAACTATTATACAAGAATTCGATGTATCATTACAAGATACCGAAAAAATACTAGACGCTTGGTTTAATGCTTCTGCCCCAAGTGAACGGTTTATCGCAAAAAATGCAGAACAAATCATAAAAGAGGAAAAAAACAAATGTCTCTAATCTCAATCAATAAATTCATCTCTGAAGGCAATGTCCGAATAGACAAAGTCCAAAAGAGCAATGAAGACTATAAAGCTTTGAAAAATAACATCAAAGCAATAGGTATCCAAGACCCTATCACTTATCGTAAAAACGAAAATGGCGATTTTGTCGTCCTCAATGGTCATCAGCGATTGCAAATAGCCAAAGATCTCAAATTAACAGAGATTCCAGCATATTTAAGCAATGGAGAAGTCGATGATTTAACCAAACAGATATCAACCAATATGTTTACAGTGCCAATGTCTTACTTGGACGCATCATTTACAATAGATCAAATGGTGGACAAAGGTATTGTAACTACAAAGAAAGCGTTAAAAGCTACATTTGGGAAGAGTTCTGAATGGGTTGATATAGCACTCGCCTTCTGCAATATTCATCCGTTAATCCGTGAATATTTCAAGGAAAACACTCTTTTTGATGAAACAAAAGGAACCTTAATACAAATATCTAAGTCTACTATTACTCAACAAGAAATTGAAATTGGTAAATTGATAGGAAACGATGAAATAAGACTAAGTTCAAAGTTCATTGCTGAATTTACTGACTTTATAGAAGATTATGGATATTACGAATCTGATAGCATGGCTGACTTCTTAGATGATTTAGCTAAAAACCTAGAAACAGATGAAAGCAAATGGAAATTCATATGCGAAGTGATTGGAAAAGAAACTTTTAGAGAATATGAAACAAGTCACGATGTAACTCATGAATATCAGAATACTCTCTTTCAAGAATATGCGGATACACAATGGTGCCAGGAAAATGTTTTTCTTGCAGAAGTATTCTTAGCAGAAACCCCTATTGGTCATTTTCTATTGGAAAAAGACTTACCTTATGTTGAAGAAAGAGATTATAACGGACTTAGATTTGATTTTGGTACTACGGTAGCAACATTAAAGAAAAATCTAAAAACTGAAACAGGTGTAGGATTAAAAAGTATTTCTATTGATGGATGGTCAGGAAGTGTATTTAATCCTTATCTAAGCTATACAATCTTAGAAGAATCTCAAGAACCTAAAAGTTATGAAGATGAACATGGTGAAGAAGATACGTATGATGAAGATACAGATAAAGCCACCGATAAAGATCCGCATTGGTTAAAATACAATAAATTCAACAAGGTTGCAGCTCCAGTCATTGAAATCTATTTAT